AACGCAAATCGAGGGCAGCTGTCGGCGGCGTTTCCGCACGCTCGCGCGCGCGTAAAAAGCCCACAACTGCGCGGAAACAACCACCCGCTCGAGCCGCCGTGATCGGCCGTCCGAGCCTCTACAGCTCGAGGCTCGCCGACCGCATCTGTGATGCCGTCGCCCGCAGCGTGCCGATCGCTACTGCGTGCAAGGCCGAGGGCATCGGCCGGCGCACGCTCTACGACTGGCGAGCTCGAGGCGCCGCCGGCGAGTCGCCCTATGCCGAGCTCGAGGTGCAGCTGCAGCGCTCGCTCGCGCTCTCCGAGTCGGCGCTGCTCAGCTTCGTCACCGAGGGCGCTGCCGAGAGCTGGCGAGCCGCTGCGTGGCTGCTCGAGCGGCGTTTCCCGAAACGCTACGCGCAGCGGCAGACCGTGCGTGTCGAGAAAGCGCCGGCCGACATGACCGACGACGAGCTCGAGGCCGAGCTCGCGCGCCTCGGCTATCAGCGCACCGGCCCCGCACTCGACACGCTCACCGAGCTCGGCGAGATCATCGCCGGCGAACCGCCCCACACAGAACGCTGAAAGGCTGCATCATGGCCACCCGACCGACCGCAAACACACCTCGATTCAGTACGTCAGGAACTAACACCGAGCCCTCGAGCGGCAAAAAAGCCGCCGGCTGGGCTGTCAACGAACGCGTTCCCGCGCAGTGGCTCAACTGGCTGCAATGGAGCGCCGGCGAATGGGTGGACTACTTCGCACGCGTGCTCAGCGGCGAGGCCGTCACCGACATCGCCATCAACGCCGCCAACCCCTCGGCGAGCGTGCCCGTCATCGACGTCACCACAACAGCCGACGGCGCAGCTACGCAATTCAAGCTGCTCTTTCGGTTTGCGATCAGCACCGTTCGGCACGTGTCCACCTACGTCGGCGGCAGCGGCAGCACCCGGCGCTTTATGATTGTCTCTAACGCTCGCTGGACTGGCACGCAGTGGGCACCCGAGGACACCGCTGCACCCGCTATCGCCCTCGCGCTGCGTGGCGGCTCACAGAACGACGTGCTCGAGCTGCTCTACCACGCCGCCGGCGCCGCCAACTGGGCTGACACTGCCTGGCTTATCGGCGGCTTCACCGTGCTCACCGCTACCAGCCTGCACGTCACCGGCCCCGGTCCTGCCGTGTCTGCGGTGTTCGAGGGCCCGGTGTTCATCGACGACGGCCTCAACGTCGCTGTCGGCATCGACACGGCCGGCACGCTCACCGTCGGCGGCGCACTCACACAGAACGGTCCGGCGACATTCAACGACCAAGCCACGTTCAACGCTGCGCACGTGTACCTCGACGACGACGTCGACATTGTGCACACCACACCGCAGCCGACGCGCAAGGTGCAGATCAACCTACTCGACGGCATCGAGCTCGGCGGCAACATCGGCGACGGGTATGACGTCATCAACGGCTATCTGCACACCACTCCCGGCATCGATCGCTTTTTCGAGTACCCCCTCACCATCCCGCGCGAGGCCTCGAGCTGGAACCTCGAGGTGTTGTGGATGAGCGCCGACTCGAGCCACGCCAACGCGTTCGCTGTGTTCAAGTCGTATCGAGACCTCGACACGGCGGCCAGCACACCGGGACCAGTGACGAACATGGGCAGCCGCACGGCCACCGTGTTTTCAACCACGCTCGCGCAGTACGCCTCGCTGCTGTCGCCTGTGACCGAGACCGTCGAGCCGTACAACAACACCTACTTCGCGCGCATCACGATCAAGGGCAACCCGGCCGGCACTAACCGCCTCTATGCCTTGCGCCTCGTGTACACCGACCCCGGCCCGCGCAACGGTTGACAGTCGACCTGACGTCATGTGGCGCATCCTAAACACCGACTAGCGGCGATCCTCGCCGAGCAGCAGCGTCGAGCTAAGAGGCAAGCTCGACGACCTGCCACGCTGCACGAGTTCGTGCGCATGGCGTGGCCGCTCGTCGTGCCCAACGCCGAGCTCGTCGACAACTGGCACCTCGCCGCGCTGTGCGAACATCTCGAGGCGCAATCGCGAGGGCAGCTGCCGCGCCTCGTGATCAACGTGCCGCCCGGCTCGAGCAAGAGCACGACCGTCTGCGTCATGTGGCCCTGTTGGGAATGGACCTGGAACCCCGGCAGTCAGTGGCAGTTTGGCGCCTATGTCGACACGCTCGCCGTGCGCGATTCCATCCGCTGCCGAGGCCTGTTTGAATCTGACTGGTCTCGCGACCTGTACGGTGACAAGTGGTCGCCAGTTCGAGGCCGCTGGCTCGCAAACTGGCTTCAAAACAGCAAGGGCGGCATACGCCAAGCCCTCGGCGTCGGCGGCTCGCCGACCGGGTTTCACGCACACCGGCAAGTCGTCGACGACGCCATCAAGCCGCTCGACGCGCACTCGCCGGCGGCGCTCGCGCGCTGTGAACGGTGGTGGTTTGAAACGATGGCCTCGCGCGTGCTGCCCGGCAACAACAGCCGCACGATCATCATGCAACGCGTGCACGACCGCGACCTCGCCGGCATCGCGAAAGAGCAAGGCTACGCCGTGCTGTCGATTCCAATGCGCTACAGCGTGCGAGCGAAACGCGAGCCGACGCCGCTCGGATGGATCGATCCCCGCACCACCGACGGCGAGCTGCTCTGCGCTGCGCGCTGGAACGAGGCCGAGGTTGAGCGCCGCAAAAAAGAGTTCGGCCCCGACGGCTGGGCAGCGCAGGACCAGCAAGACCCCGTGCCCGAGGGCGGCGCCATCTACCGCGCCGAGTGGTTCAAAAACTACTACCTCGTGCGCCCACGCACCGAGGGCGGCCTCGTCGTCATCAGCCTCGATTGCGCGTTCAAGAGCCACGAGACCTCGAGCTACGTCGCCGGCCAAGTGTGGCTCTACAAGCCGCCCTATTTCTACCTGCTCGACGAGATACGCGATCACCTGGATTTCCTCGGCACGGTCGCCGCCGCGCGCACGCTCATCGCGCGCTACCCCGACCATGCAGCCGTCTTGATTGAGGACAAAGCGAACGGTCCGGCCGTCATCGACGTGCTGCGCTCCGAAGTGCCCGGCATCATCGCCATCGAGCCCGACGGCAGCAAGATCGCTCGAGCCTACGCCACACAGCCCGTGTTCGCCTCGAGCTGCGTGCGGCTACCCGACCCCTCGCTCGCTCCCTGGATCCTCGACTGGTCGCTCGAGCATCAACGTTTTCCCCGAGGTGTCGCCAACGACCGCGTCGACGCTCAGACGCAGGCCATCAGGTGGTGTTTGCAGGGCGGCATGGGCGAGTACCTCGCCGGCCTCGAGGCCCTGCCCGCCTGACGTGCGCTCGTGATACCGTGCGCTCGTGTGCTCGTGTGCCCTCGCGCCCTAGGACTCTGAATGCTCCACCTCGACGGCTGGGAAAACTTCGTCACCGCCCTCGGCACCGTGCGCGACAAGCTCACCGCGCAGCGGCCGACGCTGCCGGCGCAGCTCTCCGACACCATGCTCGAGGCCATGCACACCGGCGACGACCTGTGCGCCCGCATCGTCGAGCAGCTGCCGCGCGACGCCCTGCGCGCAGGGTTTACCGTCTCGCTCGACGCCCAAGACGTCGCCGACCCGGCCGCCACCGCCAAGGACCTCAACAACGCGCTCAAGGCGCTCAAGGCGCACGAGGCGCTCGCGCAGGCCTGGATATGGGCGAGGCTCTACGGTTTCGGCGCTGTGCTGCTCGGCGTCGACGACGGCGGCGACCTCGACGAGCCGCTCGAGCTCGAGCACGTGCGCTCGCTGACACACCTGCATGTGCTGCGCCGCCCCGAGCTGCAGCCCGCCCAATACTACGACGACATCGAGGCGCCGCAGTACGGCCAAGTAGAGGTGTATCAAGTCATCGCTTCGAGCGTGCCATACACCACGCTCGGCACTGCGCCGGCGAGGCCGACGCTCACTAACGCCTATGTGCACGAGTCGCGCCTCCTGAAATTTCGCGGTGTGCCTACCTCGCGATGGGGCACCTCGAGCGCCTTCTATTGGGACGATTCGATCCTGCAACGCGTCTACGTCGCGATGCAGGCCTTTTCCTCGACGTGGATGGGTGCGGCGCACCTCATGACTGACGCGTCGCAGGCTGTCATCAAGCTCGCAAATCTGATGCAGCTGGTAACGGCGGCCGGCGAAGAGAAAATGCGGCAGCGCATGCGCTGGCTCGACATCGGCCGCAGCGTCGCTCGAGCTGTCGTGCTCGACGAGCGCGAGAGCTTCGAGCGTGTAGCGACGCCATTTACCGGCATTCCCGAGCTGCTCGATCGGTTCATGGTCCGACTCGCGAGCGCCGCCAACATGCCCGTCACAGTGTTGTTCGGCCGCAGCCCGGCCGGCCTGAACGCCACCGGCGAGAGCGATATGCGTACTTGGTATGACCAAGTCGCGAGCGAGCGCACGAACGCGCTCACACCGAACGTCGAGCAGCTCACCCGCGTCGTCATGGCGACCGACGGCGGCCCGACGGACGGCGTCGTGCTCGACGGCGTCTGCGTCGAGTACCCGCCGCTGTGGCAACCCACGGACAAGGAACAAGCCGAAACATTCAAGCTCATCGCCGACGCCCTGGTCGCGCTCGCCAACGCCAAGAT